GGGTTTTTTTTGACACGGTTTCGTCTATATAATTAATACTTGCAGTTTTATTTTCTGTAAAAAAACTATCATATGATTTACTTTTTGTTATTTTATAAATATGTTTGATTTCTTCAAATTCAAAATCAAAATCTAATTCTTTTTTTATTATTTTATTAGATTCTTTATATGGAAAAAAAGAATTTAAAAATTGCATATATATTATAAATATTTTTAAATATATATTAAATTTCGCACAAAAAGTATATGAAGCTGCTCCAACCGATTGTAATTTGCGTGGAAGTTCTATGGATATTCCCGGTATCACTTTTAGTGTTATGACTGATATGGGTAAATATTACCATGTATCAGAGCACAATCAAACGGTTCTTTGTAGTTATAAAACACAACTAGGTTATTACATATCTATAGTCAAAATTATCAAACATGGGGATGATAATCATATACAAATGAAAGAAGCTCATTTAAATGCTATATTTAATTATCCAACTGAACACCCCGAACAACCATCTCACTATAAACCGGATTTTGAAGATCCACAACAATCGATGAATAATAATGTATCTGGAAAATCCTATATTTTTATAGATCCGAGTGCGTGTTTTATTGGAATTGGTACAATTCAACGTAATGTTAAATATATAGATGATTATATTACTGCGAAAACGAATAATTTACAACACGTTGTTGCGAATTCCTAATATTATCTCAATTTCGTAAGTATGCGAATTGCCGAAAATAAAAAACATAACCAGAATGAAGTAAATGATCATTATTTTTTTGATCAATTTAGATGTGTTACAATGCGTCGTGAAAGTAAATTATACGATTTTAGTCAGATGGTCGAAAAAATTGAAAAAATTTATTGTTATGTTAGGTAATAAAATATTACACATCCAAGAAAGTGAAGACCGCGAAGAGCAACTGTTTTGGGGGAGAAACAAATCGTATAAAATTGAAAAAAATTTATTGTTGTTTATCATAACGATAATAGATCAGAAATTATGGATATAAAAATACCCGAGACACCCGCGCGTGAGATCGGCAAGGAGCTTTCGTTGAATGCGATGATAGATTGGTTCAATAATGCGCGTAAATATGTCAATTTGGATCTTTATATACATGCGGATGTACTGAAGGTACTGGATGAATATAAAAAGGTTGTAGAATCTACCTGGTCGGGTGGAAAATATTGGCTATATGGACAGATCACCATGGATGCTGATACACCAATTACACAAAACCTCTTACAATCAGCAATTGATCAGAATATTAAGGCGATTAAGCAAATTCCTGATAATAGTTGGGGGGCAGGGGCAATGTCTAATAGCTCACAAAGGCATTTCACCAATCTATTGAAACTATTGGACTTTTATTATAATAAATATGATGAAATAGCACATGCACCAAGGTAAACCCGGATATGAAATGGTGTTTGAATTATGGACAGATAGACACAAATCTTAAATATTTGCTAGGTTGCTGGAGGGGGCGATTCAAAAAAATAAATGTATATACATTTATTTTTTGTTTTTTTGTTTTTTCATTATTTATGTGTATATGCACTTTATGTAAATTGTCTATTTTTTGTATAATCATATCTATTTTATTACAAATTATAGCTATTTGGGTTTTTTTTGACACGGTTTCGTCTATATAATTAATACTTGCAGTTTTATTTTCTGTAAAAAAACTATCATATGATTTACTTTTTGTTATTTTATAAATATGTTTGATTTCTTCAAATTCAAAATCTAATTCTTTTTTTATTATTTTATTAGATTCTTTATATGGAAAAAAGAATTTAAAAATTGCATATATATTATTAATATTTTTAAATATATATTAAATTTCGCATTCAATATGTTCACTATCATTATACACATTACCATAATAATTTAATTTACAATCTACTGATGCTTCTTTTAATGCTATCTCAAATTTGGAAATTATTTTATCTTTTTTATATGCCATATTTAGAATATATTTATCAATTGTCATATCATCATCTGGATGTACTGCTATATATATATATATATCAACGTATTGATCTTTTTTGAGTAAATCTTTATGCGAACAAAAACGTACTGCTCTTCCAATAACTTGTTCAAGTCTAGATAAATTCCAGTAAGGTTCTAAAATATGAACTTCGGATACTCTTAATAAACTAACACCTTCTTTTATGGAGGGAGAACCTAGTAGAATTTGTAATTTACTTCCGTCTGCATTATCAAATTGATTATATGTATCTTTGATTTCTTCTTTAACTTCGTGTCTTTCATCTCCTGTCCATAATGCATATCTTTTTTCTCCTTCTCCAAAATTTCGATAGTTTTTAAAATTATGATATTCTAAAACTTTAACAAATGATTTTAAACCACCATACTCTTTAAAATTGGAATATATAAAAACAGGTCCGTTTGATTGTTTAATTTTTTTAAGTATTTTATAAAATTTTGTAGAATATTTTTTTAAATTTGTCATTAATAGTTTGTCATCCTCTAGTAAATTATATCCATCCTGATTAATTCCTTTTTTTGGAAATGCAATATTAGAAATTATTCTTGATCCAATAAAAAAATTATTTGGTAATTTTAATATATCACCTGTTCTAAAAGGACCTTCATTTGTTGCTACTGTTTTATATGATTTATATTGATAATCACTCATAGTACATTTAACAATATTTAATTTTTTTTCTGGAAATGCGACAGGAGGTGCTCCTCTATAATATGAAATATAACCTTTAGTCATATTTTTAAATTTTTTTAAATTTTTTGGGGTGTACTTTATATCTCCAGATTTTAATTTTTTACAACTCAAAAATTTATCATTAAATTTATTTCCAACTGGAAATTCTTCAGGTAATTTTAATAAATTTAATGTTAACCCAATTTCTAAAGGTTTATCAAAAATTGGAGTTCCACTTAATAATATAATTCTTATATCATCTGGTGCTTTACTGATAGCTTCGTAAATTTCCCTATAAAATGTACCATGTTCTGATACAATATTTTGTACTTCATCTATTACTAATAATGTATTTTGTAATTTTATTTTATTTTTTTGTAATTTATCAACAAATTTATTATAACTTAATATAGTATAATATTTATCTATTTTTTTATTTATTTTTTTTATAATTTCTTTATATTTTTTTGAGGAAGGTTTATATTCATTTAAACTTTTTCTATCTATCGGTTTTAAATATTCATCATTTGTACATTCACTTCTTAATTCATTATAAAAATTCCCCATTAAAGAAGCTGGAGTTATAATTAAAATATTTTTACTTTTTTTGAAATTTTCTGCAATAGAAATTGCTGCACATGTTTTTCCTGCACCTATTTGATGAAATAATAATAATCCTTTATAAGGTGTTCCTATATTTATAAATTCTGATGTAAATTGTTGTGGTAACTGCAATTTATATTTTGGAGGATAACATATATCTTCTAATTTTAATTTTTTATTTTTTATCAAATATTTTTTAAATATTTTACTAATTTTATCATAAAAATCCTCATTAGTAATTTTAGGGTATTTGGTCATGTTATAAATAAATGAGAAAATTAATATTTGATATATTATATAAATATTAATTTTATAGTTGTTGTTTTTTTATTTTTATCTATATTAATTTTTTGAAAAAAAACATTAACATCATCGTTTATTATTCCAACAACTGGTGCTGAGATATTTTATAAAAGTTTAAAATTATCAATATGAAGATAAACGATACATATCTTATCTAACTTTTATTATAATCTTAAATTTAATATGTTAAAAATTAAATTATTTAATAAAATATATAGATTATATATATGAGTTTTTATACAATCGACGGTAATTATCTAAAAAATAAAAAACATAGAATTATTGAAGGATTTCATGCAGATGACCCAGTTAATATAATTAATCCAGATGATGAAATTATTGGTTTTCCGCTGGATGATATACATACTAACCATCCAGTCATAAAGGCAATAGATGGAAATAAAAAAACTAAATATTTAAATAAAGAGGGTAATGGGTCAGGATTTATTATCAAACCTAGTGTTGGATCAACAATAATAACAGGATTAAGATTAATATCCGCAAATGACCATACAAAATACAAATCTCGTTCTCCAGAAGAAGTAGAAATATTCGGTAGCAATAATTCCCAGCACTTTCAGAACAATGCTGCTGAACCTACTGAGTGGGAATCAATTGCGAAGTTTCACGATGATAATAAAATTAATTTTACAAAAAATTATGAAACTCTAGATAGATTTTTTGATAATACTGAAGTTTATAATATATATAAATTTGTAGTAAATAAAATTCAGGGAGAAGGCAGCATGCAAATTGCAGGTGTAGAATTATTAGGTATACATCACCTTGATTCTCACCTTCCCCCTCACCTTCACCCTGAAGCAGAAGAAGAAAGAAAAACAAATATACAAAATGCAGAAGCAGTATACATAGCTGCTAAAAAAAAAGTAGATGAGTTAATTAAAACACAAAATATACGTGAATTGGACACGGATGCAACACGTGAATATCTGTTAGAAATGCATCAGAATATAAAGGAATGTGTTGATAATGGAGAATGTGACGAGTCTTTATTACAAATCTAATAGCTGGCAAGAATAATCCAGTAACTATAAATATTATTAGAAAAAATTCACAATTTAATTCTCCATTATATTGTATTTAAAAAACAAAAGTCTGACATTTATAATATAATAATATAATAATAAATGTCAGACTTTTGTTATTACTTAGAAAAGAACAGATTTGATGTAAATGAAATTAAAAATAAAAAAGATAGAGTATTTAAAAAATTATTAAAAATTGTAAAAAATGTAAATTTTGCAAGTATAACCAAAGAAATAGTGGATAATACTTTTTTTATATTAGATGAAGAATATTTTGACAATAAAATATATAAAAGAATAAAGTCAACAGGTTCAATCTTAAAATTTGAGGTTACCAATATGTTATCAACAACCGCGGGTAGATGTGATTATATATATTATTTAGATGAAAGAAAGAGATTTGATTATGGTAAATTCAAATTAATCATATCAAAAAAAATAATAGATAATTTGTTTAAAAATAATGAAAAGAGTTTGAAGATAAATGGTATTGTTTGTAATAATAAATTAGAATGTTATATTAATTTATATGAACATGAAATTATACATTTGTTAATTGCTCTTTTTTGTCATAATGAAGGTAAAACTATGGGTGGACATACAACTATGTTCAGAAATATTGTATTTAATCTTTTCGGTCATACTGAATATAAACATCTTCTATTAGCTGGAGATCATGATAAAATAGAAAAAATGGAAGAATATAACAAAACTAATATTGAAATAGGTGATTATGTTTATATTAGACAAACAAAAAAAAATGCAAAATATATAACAGAAGGTACGGTATTTAAATTAACAAATACCTATGTATATTATGAAAAAAATGGAGAAAAACTAGGTATAAGATATTGTAATATTGAAAAAATAAAAAAAGGTAAAGATAATAGTAACAATAAATTAATAAATAATAATAAAAAATTAACAAATGAAGAAATAATAGCTAAATTAAAAATAGGTCAAAAAGTTAAATTTAGATTAAAAAACCAAAATAGAGGAAGGTACAATAGTTTCAATAAATAAATCACGTGCAAGTATAGTATTACAAGATGGAAAAAAATGGTATATACCCTATAATTTATTTATACTTGAATAATTTTGGTGTCACAAAAAAAAGGTCAATTATCTACTATTGAATAAAATAACAATCATAATAGTTCAAATAAAAAAGAATAAAATAGAGCCTTTACACCCTTGAAGTTTTAAATTAGTAAAGATGTTAAAAGTTAGCACAATTTTAAAAATTTTATTATATAAACTATATGGTAAGTATAGTTTATATGGTAGCAGGTATGTCTTCTAGATTTGGAGGTAGACCAAAACAGATGGCAAAAGTTGGTCCCGATGGTGAAACGTTAATTGAATATTCTGTAAATCAAGCATTAAAACAAGATTTCAGTAAATTAGTTTTTATTACTAATCCAAAAACAGAACATTTATTCAAAAATATATTTAATAATTTATATTTAGGTAGAGAAGTTCAATATATTGAACAAAAATATGATAAAGTAAAAAGATCTAGACCATGGGGTACTACAGACGCTATATGTAGTATGATTGGTAAAATAAATGAATCATTTATTTTAGTTAATGGGGATGATATATATGGTGAAAATCCATTTAAACAAGGATATAAAATGATGAATGAATCAAATGATAATATTATAGGTGGTTTACCAATAATTAAAACTATGCCAGATGTAGGTGAGGTAAATAGAGGTATAATAATAGTAAAAGATAATAAAGTTATTGGATTGCAGGAAATGTTAAAAATATCAAAAGAAAAAAATCCTGAATTAATGAATTGTTTAGCTAATGTAAATTTTATTGGTTTACAATATGATGTATTACTAATGTTAAATGAAATATTATTAAAATTCAAAGAAGATAATACTGATGATGCAAAAATAGAATGTTTATTACCTGATAATTTAAATGAATTAATTAAAGATAATAAGATGAATATGAATTTTTTTCAAATAATAAATGATATAATAGGATTAACAAATCCTGAAGATGAAAAAATTGTGAAATTAAAAATTTTTAACTTAATAAAATAAATAATAATTATTGAATCATTTAGAGATATCTTTGATTATAAAATGGTTCAAAATAAATAATACAAAATATGTACTACCTTCAAAATTTTTTTATGATTATTACACAAATAAAGTTAAATTTTTATTAAAAAAATCAAAAAACTACTATTCTATCGGACTCATTAATAATTAATGTATTTCTAGATGGATTTATACTATTATTAAGATTATTATTAAGATTATTAATAAATATATAGATTATATATATATATATGAGTTTTTATAATATTAATGGTGATTATGTAAAAAATAAAAAACATTTATTAGAAGGATTTGAATCATCCTATCAAGGAACCCCTCTATCAATTATACCAAACCAAAAAGATGATAATAAATATTTTCAAGTGAATTATAAGTATAATATAAATATGGCTATGTTTGATACAAAAACCCAGTTAGATTCAGAAACTATCGATTTTCTTTATGCTGAAGAAAATAATAATAAAGAAATTTTTATTAAAAATACAGGCGGTCAAAAAAATAAAATAATTCAGATTTATTTTGAAGATCAGATTTACCAGGAAAATAAAGAGGATACTATCAGTTGCCAGAAGATAGTAGCAGCAGAAAAAGCAGCAGCCGATATAGTTTATGATACAGCATTTAAAAAATGGCAAGATGATGTTGCATCTTGTGAGGCGAAAAACGCACAAAATAAAAAAAATGGTAATAATTCGGTGTCCTACTGCCGTCAGGACAACCCCCCATCTAACCCAAACAATAGTATGAGTACGAGCACCTCCATACCTAGATCATGTGGAGGTATATCTGATATAGGAAATAACGACGATCGAAAATTTAATATTAAAGTATTTTTTGAAGCCAAAGGTTACTCGGAAGCCAAAGGTTACTATTTATGTGAGAAAAATGGTGTCATAATATTACATGATCATTTGGAATCAACCGCCAGTAATAAATGCGAGGGTCGCTCAGCACCTATATCCATTAACGTAGGTTCTTCTTCTACAAATACTAAAACAGTGAAGCTTCCTCATGAATTTATGGTGGTGTCACCAAAACCCACAAATACACAAAATAAAAATTGGACTGATAAATTCAGTGTAGTTGTAACTGGAAAAAATTTAACTGTGAAAAGAACAGATTCCAATGCAGGTTGGGGGCAGAGTCTTGTTTTAAGTGGTACTCTATGCCCTGCTAAAATTAAATTTTCTTTTAATAAAGATCATGATTCAAAATTTGCTTATATTAATGATCTCTATATAAGAGATAATAAACTATATTATCAAAAGTTTGGTACCGGAACATACAACACGGCGTTTGCAACTGGTCCCACACACATGCTAAAATTATTTACACCGGCTGTTGCAATTGAAAAAGCATTAGTTAGTCAGTCTTCAGCTAATGCTGCTGCTCAAAGAGTAGCAATTGAAAAAGCATTAGCAGCTAATGCTGCTGCTCAAGCAGCAGCTGATCGAAAAATAGCTGATGAAATAGCTGATGAAATAGCAAAAAGAACAAAAGAAATAAATAATGCTGAAACAGCATACGTACTAGCTACAAAGAATCTGAATAATTTAATTCAAAGAGATAATATATTGAAAATGGATTCGGATATTGGGATAAATAAAATATTAGATTTACAAGACAAAATCAAGTTATGCGTTCAAGAAAATAAATGTCCCGCATATTTATTACCGAAATAAAAATGACAGAATCTTAGTATGATTAGATGTCAATTAATCATAATATTACTCGTTTATTTTAGAATAGGGAGGAATTATGATGTTACCGAATGAATGATTGGCAGATAAATAATATCCATGATATATTGATAAATTGAATTTATTATAATATAGTAATACTACAATATTATAATAAATAATGAAATTATTTTCACTAAATATTTGGTTTAGTGAATTATTTCAACGAGAAAGATCACAGATATTAATTAAATATCTATTAGAAAATAATTATGATATAATTTTCTTACAAGAAGTTACTGCACCTATTTTAGCATATATTTATCAATCAATACATGAAAAATATCCACATATACATACTGATATAGATGATGATTTTTATGGTGTTTGTATAATTTCAAAATATGAAATAGAAAATAGGGAAATATTAAAATTTAAAAATAGTAGAATGAGAAGAGGATTATTAAAATGTAATATTAATGGTATAACATTTGCGACAACACATTTAGAATCAGAGTTTGGAAAATTAAGTAATAAAAAACTAGAACAATTTAATAATTGTATTGAATTATTATCATTAAATGATAAAGTATTTTTTGTAGGAGATACAAACTTAACTGTCAAAAATGATCAACATTTAATTTTGAAAGATTTTAATGATATTTATCTTCAACTCGATAATTCAAAAGAAAATAAATATACATATGATGGAGTTAAAAATCCTTTTTTAAAAAATAAAATAAGAAGTAGAGTAGATAGAGCTTTTACAAAAAAAATAGAAGTTAAATCATTTGATTTAGAAAAGGAATTTATAATGTCCGATCATTATGGATTAAAAATTAGTATATAAATATGAATCATATATCTAAAAATAATTATATTTATATAAAGATATGAATAACATTTTAGGATTAAACAAAACAATATTATCTAAATTTAAAAATAATGTTGATTTAAATATTGCAATTAAACGATCATTAGATGTTGTTAAAAAAAATAAAAGTTATACAAATATACAAAATAAAATACTTAATTTCTATGATAAAAAAACAATATCACCTTATATTCCAGCGGCTGCTCAAGGTCCATGGATTGTAACTATGCATGGGAAAGTATTATATGATGTAGGGGGATATGGTATGCTTGGTTATGGTCATTCGCCGAAATGGATATTAGATATTTTAGGTAAACCACATGTAATGGCAAATGTAATGACTCCTAATTTAGAACAACAAATATTTAGTGATCTATTACAAGAAAAAATAGGAATAAACAGAAAAGAGAAATGTCCTTATTCACATTTTGCATTTTTAAATAGTGGTTCAGAAGCAATAGAATTAGCAAGTAGAATTACAGATATAAATACAAAAAAAATACAGAAAAAAACAGCATTTTTAGTATTAAAAAATAGTTTTCACGGGAGAACTAAAAATGCTGCTTTATTTTCAAATTCTTGTAGAAAATCATATGATAAATATTTAAAATCATATAATACTGGTATAATCCCTCTAATTGTACCTTTAGAGATTAATAATAATGAAAATTTATTAAATACATATAATAAATTATTAAAAGAAAATTATCATGTAGAAGCGATGATAATGGAACCAGTAATGGGTGAAGGTAATCCAGGAACAGCAGTAAATACAGAATTTTATAAATTAGCAAGACAGATGACAAAAAAAAATAATACTGTATTAATAATTGATTCTATTCAAGCAGGTATAAGAACAAATGGTTGTTTAAGTATGATAGATTATAAAAAATTATTGAAAGAAGATCCGCCAGATATGGAAATATTTTCAAAAGCAATAAATTCTGGTCATTATCCTTTATCAGTATTAGCTATGCAACCACATATATATGATAGTTATAGAACTGGATTATATGGAAATACAATGACATCAAATCCGAAAGCATTATCTATCGGAATTGAAACATTATCAAAATTAACTCCTCAAATTTCAAATAATATTCAAATACAAGGTAAAAAATTCAAAAATATGTTAATAGATTTACAAATTAAATATCCTAAAATAATATCAGATGTTACAGGTACTGGTTTATTACTCGCACTTCATTTAAATAAGAAATTTCCAGTTGTTGAAAAGGAAGGATTAGAATTTCAATGCAGAAAATATGGATTAAATGTAATACATGGAGGAGAAAATGCTTTGAGATTTACACCTTATTTTTTAATAAATGAAGAAGAAATAAATTTAATAATATCAATATTAGATTATGTATTATCTGAAATTACATATGAAAATCAATCTAAATAAATATATAAAACTTCTAGATAATATAAATAAAAATAAATAAAAATAAATTAAAATAAATATTGTATTTTTTTTAATTTAGTGTTCTAAAATATTAGTCATTTCCAATATCTTGTTCTAAAATATCACTTTCCATAAAACTATCGAATAAAGTATCGTCATTATGTTTTTCTCTTATAGCTAATATTTCATGTCGAAGCTCGTGTGCTGGCATTGTCAATATGTTGTTTGTTACAATTAATTTATACCAATCTTCTTTAGCTCGGTTGGCTGCGTTTTGTGCTTCTACTATTTCATCAGCTCTTTCCTGATTCGCGGGATCAGCTCTTTCCTGATCAATATTCGTTACAGATTGATCATCTTGTGGCCGACTCACACCAGGATTAATATCATCTTCAGTAGTAGTATATTGCGGCGGATCCTCACCAGTAAATGGAAAATGTTCTATTATTTTATTTTGAAAAAAACCTTCAACTAAAGGTTTTTTTTTTTTAAGATAATTACCGTCAATAGTATAAAAACTCATATATATAATCTATATATAAAATTAAATCTATTTTAGAATTAGAATTATATCAATAATATATTATAATTTTGATAATGATGATAATTAAGTGCGATTATAAATTATAATATACTATATCTGTAATTATATTATAATATATTGGTGTTTCACGATATTCATCTTAAATCAGTAAAGGTTTAATATATTTATTTTTTTTTTATGAAATAAATGAAAACTAATATAATTAATAAAATAATTAATATATTAGAAATACCAGATCCTTCTTCTTCTTTTCCATCTTTAGCAACACATGCTGCAGTTAATTTCTCAGCAGCTGCTATTTTAGCATCTGCTACTGTTTTATTAGCAGTTGCTAAAACAGTACAATCCGAAGTTGATTTATTAGCAACTGCTATTTTAGCAATACAATCTGCAGTTTTTTTTTCAGCAACTGCTATTTTAGCAATATAATCTGCAGTTAATTTTTCAGCAGCTACTTTATTGGCAGTTTCTGTTAAAACAGCTATTTCTTTAACACCTGCTGCTTCAGTAATATATGTATCGTTTTGTGCTAAAGCAGCTGTTTTTATATCTAAACAAGTATTCAGACTTTCTGTAAGATTTAGGATTTCATTATTTATAATATTATTATTTTCATATTTTCTTTTATTTTTCTGTTCAATAACAAAATTTCTAATATTATATTCAATAATATTTTTTCTGTCCTTCAAAATCTTCATTTTTGAAATAATTCTTTCATAAAAAATATATATAAAATACACAAATTCAGATCTATTTAATTTGCCATCTTTATCTTCATCTAAATTATAAAATAAATCTTTAGCATAAGAATTAATAATTATAGCTATAATTTTTCGAATAATAATAAAAAAGACAATATTATCATCAATATCGCTGTCAATATTAATTTCAGCATAATGCATAATATAACTCCAAGAAATTTTATCATCATCATCAAAATAATCATCAATAAAAGTGTTTATTAATTGTTTTATTTCTTCTGTGTCTTTTACTGACAATTCCCCTTTTATAATTTCCTCAATTGGATTTGGATTAATATCTCGCCCATTTGGCTTTGAAAAGAAATCTTTTATTTCTTCTGTTGATAATTTATTGTCGCTATTTAGATCAGATTTTGTAAAAAAATAAGAAAAATATTTATTATAAAACTCAGATACTTGTGGATTTACTTCTACTGATATTAAATTAATAATCTCTTCCATGCTTATATTATCATCATTATTTGAATCAAAAAATTTTTTAATATAATCAATCTCCATTTGGTCTGGTACATTTATATTTAATAAAAGTTCATTGTCTTTTATTATTGTATTTTCTGATAATACATAATGTTCAGATAATTGTATAGTGGTAGCTTTATTAGCAGCTTTATTGGTTTTTTGTTTTGTGACATATTCTTTACATTTTAACATATTTTCAGTGCTTAAAAAATCAGAAACTATTGTAAAAAAAAATTCCAACTTTGGCTTTATTAAATAAAACATTAAAAATAAAAATTCAGATATAGTAATTTTACCATCATTATCTACATCTATATTATTAAACATATTTTTCCCATAGTAATTTATAATAATAGCTGCAATTTTTCTAATTATAATAACGCCTACAATTTCATCTTCTAAAGTATTATCAATATTAATATCCTTGTAATACATAATAGAATCCCAAGAAATTACATTATTATTAATATAATCTCCAAGAATATCATTTATTAATTCATCTATTTCATCTAATTCAAACCTAAAATAATCATTTATTATTGGGTATATTTGTCCTATAAATATACCCAATTCAGTATTTGTTAATATATTATCATTATTTAAATCAGATTTAATAAAAAAGTATTTAAAATATTTATCAAATAATATTGCATCTCTGGCCGCGTGGCGTGTGTTCGCCGAGGTTATTGAATAAATGATATCATCCCAAGATATATTTGTATTTTCTGAATTTTGAGATAAAATTTTAATAATCTTATCTTGTGAATTTCTATCGCTTAATTTCCAAGTAAAATCTTCTGTATTTGCACTTTGAGCAACTCCGCTTTGAGCAACTGCACGTGCACTTTGATTAGTTTGAACATTTTGAGCAACTGCACTTGCACTTGCACTTGCACTTGCACTTTGAGCAACTCCGCTTTGAGCAACTGCACGTGCACTTTGATTAGTTTGAACATTTTGAGCAACTGCACTTGCACTTTGATTAGTTTTAACATTTTGATCGTTTTTTTCATTTGTCATTTTTTCGATTATATTTTTTATATTTTTTATATTTTTTATATTTTTAATATAATTACCATATATTGTATAAGAATTCATAATATATATATATTTTATTTTAATATTTTTATAAATATTAAAATAAAAATAATATTATATTATATTATTTTTATTAATATTATAATATCATTTCTTTATATGGAGCCATATAAAGAAATGATAGATGAATGTATAATTTGTTTTTATCCTTTAAACAAAAACAAAACAATAAAATTAAGATGCTGTGATAATATAATTCATGATAAATGTTTATATGATTGGTTAAGAGTGAATGATCGATCTATATGCCCACGTTGTAATCAGAAAGTAGTTATAAAATTAACATTCATGGAAAAATATTTATGTTTTTGTAGATCATATTAGTAATATTTATTTTACATAAATATTAAAAATCTATAAATTTTATAATTATCTAGTTTTAGATCCATAATATAAAATATATTGTTATCTTCATTATTAATACTAAATTGATATATATTTATAATATCAATAACATCTCCAAATGATATATTTTTTTCCATATTTTTTAATAAAGTGATATATTCTGATTTTTTAGTTTTAGTATTATTAATTTCTATATTAGTTTGTTGTTCATCATAATTAATTTTATTAATATTTGATTTTATAGTTTCTATTTTTTCTAGATCTTCATTTTTTTTACCTAAAATATAATTTAATGGGTCAGGTTTAATAAATAATTTTTGTAAAAAATCTTTAGCAAAAATGATAACATTATCTGCTTTATATGATTCAGGAGGTAGATTATTATTATTACTAGAGACTTCAAAGGGTATATTATAATTTAATGCATTATTTAAAGTTTGTATTTCATCGTCAGATAAACTTAATACTAAATATCTATAATTATTTTCTTTATCTAATTCTACATCAATTATATAAATTTTAAAATAACCAACTGTATTAAAATTACCAACTGTATTAAAATTATTATCTAAATATTCTTTTATATTTAATTTTCCTTGAATAGAATAATTAATATCACTAGTAAAAGTTTCAGTAGATTTTGGTAGATAATTACATATAATTTCAAATACTGAAAATACATTAGTAATATTTGGTATATTTATTATATTTAATGAAGTTAACCAATCTATTGATTGAGTTACTTTATCAGGATCAGCTAAATTTGTATAACTATTTGTCATATCAGATGTTACTTTATATTCAAAATTAAGATTTTGATTCATTAAAAGAAATAATTTAATATTCTCTATATCATTATATAAAATATATTTCTTTATTGCATCTAAATAATAGATTTTTAATTTATTTATATATTCTGTAAATATTTGTTGTACATTATTATTATTTATTTTTTTAATTATAATATAAGGTTCACTTATTTTTGCAGATATATTACTAACTTCGGTGAAATTAATATCTACCTTTTTAATTGGTTTAGAATATATTATTGTTTTTGAATCCTTGCATAATTCTAATCCAGGATTACCTACTAGTGCACAATTTGGTTTGTCTCCTCCAGTACATGCAGAAGTGTCTCCATATGTTATTTGTCCATCAGGACAACATACTACTCCTAAATTATTATTCCATTTATCTGTACATTGGTTACCAGGTGTTGAAGATGTGATATATAATTTTTTTTCGAAACACCTGGGTAATGTTGGATTTCCTAGTAAAGCACAATTGGGCTTATCATTACCTTTACAAGCAGACGTGTCGCCAAATGTTATTTGTCCATCTGGACAGCATAAAATACCATATTCACTATTCCATTTATTAGTACATTGATGACCTTCTTGACTTGATATGACTTTTTTAGGACATTTTTCTAAATCGGCTTGATTTTTTAAAGTACAATTTGGTTTGTTACCTCCTTTACATGCAGAAGTATCTCCATATGTTACTTGTCTATCAGGACAACATAATATACTACCGTCATCTGTTAAATCAGTACATTGACTTCCAGGTGCAGATGATATATTAAATTTTTCAATTAATTTATTATTAATATAAATTCCATCAATTGTATATTTAGACATTTTATAATATGTAAATATAATTATTTATGAATAATTAGTTAGTTAATAATATTAAATATTTCATTTAGCATAAGCAAAAAACCTATATGAATTCTTGATTTCATCTTGATTTTGATTAGATACTTCCAAAAGAATTATTTGTCCATTTAAATTATCTAAGTCTCCTGATTCAATTAACATGAATTTATCAATTTCCATATTATTTAAATCAGGTTTGTTATACCAAATTTCATTATTTAATAATGTTTTTTCTGCATCATTGGGAATTTTTAAGTCACAATCTATAATTACATCATCTAAATTTAATAAGTAATTGTTTAACTTCTGAATACTTTCTTTTACATTAAATTCTGGATTATCAATCATAAAATTTTCTTGTATAAATATAAAGTTATTTAAATCGGAATCACTCATATTTATATATTTATTCAAAAGTGATTTAAGTAATTCAAATTTATTTGTACAAATAAATTCTGAAGACTCTACTATTTTGAAATCTTCTAAATTATATTTTTCTTTGGGGGTTTCATCATTTGATATTTGAAGTGTATTTATATGCCTAGTTTTTGCATAAAAATCATTTATTTCTTCTAATGTTAAACATTTATTATTTAAACAATAAAAAAGACCTTCTTTTTTATCTTCAAAATTTTCAACGATATTTTTTATTTCATATTTTCCGTCAATAGTATATTTATACATAAATATATATATATATATAATTAAATTATTTCGTCAATAGTATATTTATTTCATTTTATCAAAAGATTTACTGAATTTAAAATATACATCCCTACATTCATTAATATCATCGTCTTTTGTTTTTTCTTGTGTAATTTGTTTAAAACTGTCACCATTTAATAATCTTAGTATAAAATTTAATGAATAAACACCGCATTCTGAATTTTTATATTGATGCCTATTATGATTAAATTCAACATCTAATTTTTTTTCTAAATTATTTTTACTATTTGCTTTCATAAAAGAATCAGATGCATTTATTTCACTACATGAATCATTACAATAATTTTTTTTATAACACCATTCACTAATACGTTCTACTAATTTTCTAATTCTTTTTTCAGGTCTTTTACCATAAGAATCAAAGAAATATATTTGGTTTTTATCTAAATCTGAATATAAAGCAACCCAATGAGATCCACTTTGCCAATGTTCATCTAAATTAAATACAAAACCGAGTTTATTCTGTCCAGAATTATAAAGTTTATCAAAATCCAAATCTTTTATTCCTAAAAATGGTAAATCATCAAAATCAATTGGTACTGCTCCGTGAAATTTAAAATCTATATATTTTTTCTCATATTGCTGCATTACATCATTTATATGATTTGTACTCAACCATTCAAATTTTCCTTGTGGACCACTGGGTCTAAAAGTATGATTTAATATATCTTTATTTTTGATTTTTTTAATAAAATTTTGTTTTAACCAACATATTTGATCACTACATACTCCTTCTAATCTAGACGTTAATTCTTTTAATAAATGTTTTTTATCATTTATTATATTAATTTTTTCTCCTTTTATTTCCCCATTATCAATAAATATATTAAATGATAATGCCATATTTTCAAGATCTAATAAAGTAAAACAACTTCCATTTGTATATTTTTTTTCTGGGGCACATTTTTTATCTTCTTCGCTCATTAAATATTAATATATATTTATAATTTATTTATTATAAAATAATTTATATTTATAATTTATTTATTATAAAATAATTTATATTTTCTTATATAAAACATAACTACCATCCTTAACTTCTCCAATTTTAATAACTTCTCTATTATAAATAGATCCGCCTTCTTTGTTTTCTATAAAACATGTTTTATCATCAATGATTTTTTTTTCTAATACATTTAAATCTTCAAATTCATTAATATTATTTTGAATATCTGTAGATTCTGTGTCATTTTCTTCAATTTCAATTAATTCAGAATTTTTTGTCTTCTTAAAATTTTTTTTAAAATTTTTTATATATTTTGTATGCATTTCATCATAATTTAAATTGTAATCTGATGAAATTGTCAATAATAAATCTTCTTGATATTTAACTAAATCAGTTATATATGATTTCTGTAAACTTTCAATTACTTGATCAAAATCTTTTGAATATGTATTCAATGCCTTAGTTAAAGCTTTTATATTACCTTGTACTTTCATTTATATAATTTATATAATATATACACTTTATTCTTGAAATAAATTTTTGCAATTTTTTTTATATATAAGTATATAATCAATATAGAGAGTTTTTTACTTTAAGTAAAAAATCTATTAATTAATATTAATTTTAATTAATTTAAAAATATATATTTATATATTAATAAATGAGTATAGTGTTTGAAAATAATAATTATAATGAAATTTTAAGCTCACTAAAAAAAAATAAAAATGTAAACAAAGATAATATATGTGCAATTTGTAGAGAAAGTCTAATATTAGATACAATTGATTTACATTGTAAACATAGATATCATACTGAATGTTTAATGAATTCTTTTTTAAAATATGAATCTAAAAAGTGTCCATTATGCAGTGCATCTTTTATTATTGATTCTTATAAAACAAAATGTAATAAAGAAATGAAAAATGATAAAATATGTAGTAAAATATGTTATAATAATGAAAGTTTATGTAGTATCCATTTAAAATCTTATTTTAAAGAAATAGAAAAAAAAAATAATTCTACAAAGAAAAAAGAAATTGATAAAATTAAAAGAACTATGAAAAATCGACAAAATAAATTACAAAAATTATTAGATCAAGTTAAAGATGTTAATACTGAATTAGATGAATTATCTATTCATTTATCTCAAATACTATAAATATTGAAATTATTTACTTAAAGATATAGCTTTTTTAATGTTAAAATGAATCAGGAAATACAATTATCATTTCTTAAAGACATTATAAGTGATTACTGTCAAAATAATATAATATTATATGAGGATTATAATAGTATAAAAAATCATGTAATGTTAACTATGGGTATGATATTTGATAATATCAATACTAATCTAGTTAATTATAATTTACCAAAATTATTAAAATTAAAATATGAATTTAATGATGAATATGCAGGAAAAATAATTTATGATAAAAACAATATTGATATTCCAGAAGAATATCAAAAATTAGTTGATCATGTAGATTTTATAGCTAATATACCTCAACCAGAACAACGAACACCTGAATGGTTTGAAATGAGAAAAAGTATGATTACAGCAAGTTGCGCTGCACAAGCTATTGGAGAAAATCCTTATCCTAATCAAAAACCAGAAAATTTAATTTTAGATAAATTAAATTTGGGTGAACCTTTTATAGATAATAAATTTGTTCATCATGGAAAAAAATATGAAGAAATTGCTACAAAAGTTTATGAAAATATTTATGATATTAAAGTAAAAGAATATGGTTTAGTACCTCATATTTCTCAACCATCTGTCCCATTTGTTGGAGCTAGTCCTGATGGTATAGCTAGTTATCTTACATTAAGTAATAAATTTTCCCCAATGATTGGTAGAATGTTAGAAATTAAATGTCCATATTCAAGAAAAATTAAATTAGAAGGGGAAATAGATGGAGATATTTGTCCACATTATTATTATTGTCAAGTTCAACAACAATTAGAATGTTGTGATTTAGAATATTGTGATTTTTTGCAATGTAGTATTAAAGAATATTTATCAAAAGAAGAAATGTTAGATGATGAAATTGAATTAGTATACAAAGAGGAACAAAATCAAGATTTGTGGATTCCAGAAAATTGTAGACAAGGTTGTATAATTCAGCTATTACCTAAAGATAAAATAAAAGAATTCTGTTTATTTGATGCAAAATATATTTATCCTAATGATATTGATATGTCATTTTATGAGTATGATCAATGGGTATTAAATGAAATAACTAATTTACATCAAAAACATAGTAATTTAATGAAAAATTATGTTTTTGATAGAGTGTTATATTGGAGATTAACAATATGTCATAATGTTAAAATTAAAAGAGATAAAAAATGGTTTAATGATAAGTTACCAACATTTAAAGCACTTTGGGATAAAATTGTTCTTTATAGAAATAATAAAAAGGAATTAAATAAATTTGTAAAAGAGTATAATGATAAAAAAAATAAAAGAAAAAGAAAGAAAAAACCTGATGTTAAAGAAATATTATTTATTGATTCTGAATCAAGTGAAGATGCAAATAATGTTTCTACATTGAATAAAAAAACAAATAAAGAAACATTATTTGTTGATTCAGATTCAGATTCAGATTAATTTTATATATTTATAATTTATAAATATATTTATTATCATTTATATTAAAACTTAATTTCGATATTCCAATAATCTTAGAATTAAATGATTCATAATTTACTATTTTAGCTGAATTTAATTTATTAAAATTAAAATCGTTCATAATATTCTTTTTTATAGAATTAATTTCATCATTCTCTTCTATGAAATAATTATTTATAAATTCTTTTAATTTATTTTCTTTTTGTATTTTTGATAATTTATTCCATGGTTTTCTAAATGCATAATCTTCAAATTTACATAATCTTTCTTGAATATTTGATTCAAATGTATTTATTATTTCTGTTTTTTTATCAATATTTTTGTAATATATTATTAAATCATTTACTTTATTTAAAAAAAATTCATCTTTACAATCTTCTTTAATAAAATTAAATAAATTTAAATTATTATTTAATTTTATTTCATCAATTTGTTGATTATAATCCATTTATTTAAATATAGTAAGTTTTATTTAAGTATTTATAAATTCAATTTAATTGGTTATATAAAGAATTAATTTATCTTAGCATAGTATTCTCCAGCAGGATTTCGACAAGAAGGGCATTTATATGAATTATTTTTTAACCAATCTCTTATTTCATCGTATGAAAAAATATGATTACATGGTAACAATAATACTATATTATCATCTTTAAAATCTTCTAAAGTTATCATACATTTTATATTATTTTGTTTAATATTATTATCAATATCTGAATATTTATACATTTTTAGTTTACTAAAACTAGATTCTGTTATTACAATTGGTATATCATCATTATTTTCATTTTGTTGGTTTATATTTAAAAAACTATTAATAAAAAAATTATTATTATTATTTATATTATTTAAATTATTTAAATTTAAATCTAAATCAGATGATAATGAAAATAATGTATTAAATATATTACTATAATCTATATTAGTATTATTAAATTGATTATTATTAGGTCCATAAAATAAATAATTTTGAGTTTGCCATGATGATATTTCTGGAGAAAATAATGTATTACTTACTGTATTCAAATTATTATATGATAATTGCATATTATCATCAGACTCTTCTAATATTTCATTGTCTGATGATAATGTTTCTAAACTTTCATCATCTGAATCACTATTTGAATTTAATGTTTCTAAACTTTCATCATCTGAATCACTATTTGAATTCAATGTTTCTAAACTGTCTTCAGAAACATTATTTGTTTGATTATTTATTTGATTATTTATTTGATTATTTGTTTGATTATGAAAGTTATTTAATAAAGTTAATATAATTGAATTATTTATATTATTTTCGGATGTAATAATATCAATAATATTTTCATTAATACTATCTACATGATGTAAATTATAATATATTTTTAAAACTTGTTTAATTTCAGTATATGTCATTTCATAAGTTTGATTTAAAATATTTCTAATTGCAATTAAGATTTTAAAATTATTATCTGTTTCATATTCTAATTCTAATCTTATGGCAGTTATTTTATTAATTAAATTATAATCTGTCATTATAATATAATATAAATTATTTTTTTATAATATATTTATATGATATATAATTACTTAAATGCCGTTAAATCAACACATTTTATAATATGTATTTTAATTATTTTTTTAACAGTTTTTTTAATAAATAAATCAAATATAACTATAAAAGGTGTTATAGGTTTGTTTTTTGGAATATTAATTTCATGGTATTATATTGATAAAATTATTACTGATGATAATAAACAAGATAATATAAAATTAATTATAAAAGAAATTCCGTTACTGAAACTTTTACAAAATGAAAATCAATTAATTAATTTATATTTTACTAATAAAACATTAAGACAATACGATATTATAAATTATAATGAATCTATACAACATGCAAATGCATTTATTGAAGTTTATAATAGAATAATGAATAATACTGATTTAGTATATTCTCAATATAATGTTTTAGAAAAACATTTTTATTTATGTATTGAGAAATTTAAACAAATAGAATATAATATTCCCAATCAAAAAAATATAAGAGAATATTTAAATAATACTAATAATAAATTATATGATATTTTACAAAAATATATAAATACAGTGAATGATAAATTAGAAAAAAATATTAATATAGATATAAATACTAAAATTAATTTTAATCACAAAATTAAGGCATATAATCAATTTAATTATTTATAGCCAAATTGCATATCAGTATAGCCAAAAAATACATACTTGTAAGGTTGATGGTCATTGTAGTCGTTTTGACTCCGAGTCCGCCTATAATGATTTAAAAACATTTTAATATAATATAGAAATGAAATTTAATATTATATATCAAATATGTCGATTTCCTGAAAATAATTCTAAAGGAAGATATAAAGTCAGAAAATTAATATATTCTAATTCAAAACTAGTTAAATACGAAGATTATAATTATGGAGAAAGAAATTTAAATAAATTAAATAGAGAAATTATACGAATGAATTATACTTATCAATCTATTGATTCCTATAATTTTGATGATATATCAATTCCAACTAATTAATTAAATTTTATGTTTATAGGCAAAAACCGTATCAAAAAAATGCACAAATTACTACCTTAATAACATCTCTAAAATATTATAATTCGTCTATTAATGATGTACCAGATGATATTGTAGGTGATGTAGTTTTAGATAGAGTATTTTTTGATATAGTATTTTTCAAAATTTTATTATTAGTATTAGTTTTAGAAATAGTATCTTTTAAAATTTTATTATTTTTATATATAGTTTTTTTTAAGGTATTTATTTCATTTTTTAGATTAATTATTTTATTATCTTGATCACTTTTTGGTGTTTCATAAGGATAATATTTAAAACTATAATCTTTAGGGACATTTAAATTAATGTCATTTATATTTTTATTACTTGGATAAAAAAAAATATAAGATATTATATATAATATTATAGATAGCATTATTAACAATAATCCACAATAAAATAATCTATTATTTTTTGTAAATAAGTTTATTAATTCATCTAAATTACTATATTCAAAACTTATTAATTCATATAATAAATCAAAAAATTCATTTTTTGTGTTAGATAATATTTCATATATTGTCATATCAGTAATTTTTTGTGGGATTTCTTCTTTTTTTTCGAAGCTTTTTAAATATTCTTCATCTTCTAATTTTTTTTTATTTAATTTATTACGTTGTGTATCTTCAAAAGCTAAATTAAATTTATTTATATCAAAATCATTATTATCATAATAATTATCCATTTATAATTATTAAGATATTTATTTTATTATTTATATTAAAATTGAATTTAAATTATTTAAATAAATAAGTATTACTGTTATAATATGTTATATCCAGTATGTCCGACTTGTCATATGTTATTGGCAGATAAACAAATTCCTTATGAAGAAGGGTATTTAAAAATTGTTAATAATAATAACTTATCAGATGAAAGTAAACAAAAAGAAATTGAAAAACTATTAAGTGATTTAGGTTTGGAAAGATATTGTTGTAAAATGAGAATGATTTCTTATGTAGATCAATCTAAATTAATTATTTAAAATTTGATAATAATTTTATTATTTTATTATTTTATTTTTAGTTATTTTTAAATATCTAAATAACTATAATGTCAAAGATAAACTGTTATACGTGGAATTTAATGTTACCTCCTCAAGGAGTTATTGAAAGTAAATGTGGTTACTATGCTATTCGTAATGGTATTATAATGTTAAATTTATTAAATTCTGAAAATATTAATTATAGTTCTTCCGGCATATATGGATCTACCTATAATAATTATATAAAAAGTATAAAAGAATGTAATACTTACAAAAAAATGATATCATTTAAACAAATGGAATTTGATATTAAAAAGTATGAAAGTGTTATTAAATCAAATTCATTATCAAAATCTCAATTAAAATTAATTATAAATAAAAATAATTTTAATAAGAATATCTTTATTGTTTATGTTGATAATAAAAATATGTTTGATAAAAAAGATTTATTAAAATTAAATAATATTTTAAATAAACCTAACTATCGAATATGTATAATCATTTTTAAAGAAAAATTAAATATAATAAAACATTGGGTACCCATTGTAATTGATAATAATAATAATAATATTCATCTTCATATATTAGATTCTTATGATATGGTATGGTGGGGAGATCCTACATTAAAAAAATTAATTAATTTTTTATATCCATATAATAAAAAGATAACTTGTGAGAAAGAAAATATTAAAGGTGATTTATATTATTTTTTTATAAAAACAGCAGAAATTAGTATCATTATATTTGTAATATATTTATTTATGTATGGAATGTTTGAAAAAAAATTGAAAAGAAATAATATATAAATATTATTTTCATTTTATAATTTAAAAATCCTGTAAATTATGAATAACCTTATTGTTGGACAAGTTATTGGAGAAGGTTCATATGCCCAAGTACGAGAAGCGACAACATCGGATGGAAAAAAAGTTGTTATTAAACAGTTTAGTGAAGAAGATGAATTTAAACGTGAACGCGATATATTAATGCAAATGACTGGTTGTTCTTTTGTTACACAACTACTCGCAACAACTGAATTGTTTAATTGTAAATGCATAGTATTTCATCGGATGACATGTGATTTGTATCATTATATTTATCGTATGAAAGGAACAATGTATATTAAACACTTTCTTAAGCAGCTCCTATTAGCTATGGTATTTATGCAAGAAAAAAATATAGTTCATTGTGATATAAAACCTCAAAATATTCTTGTTGATTCAAATGGTTCAGGATCACCACCAATAATAAAATTAGCAGATTTTGGTTTAGCTATGGTAATCGGATCAGAAGATTATCTTCTTCGCGAAAATCAAGAAATACAAACAATATGGTATAGATCAATAGACGAAGTATTCGGTCACGAGCGAACACATAAAACAGATATATGGTCATTGGGATGTATTTTAACAGAAATGACAATTCATGAACCATTGTTTTCTGCAATGAATGAAATCGAATTGATTCTTCAATTTAATTATATGTTTGGAGGAATAATAGATAGATTGTTAGTTGGATTAAAAACAAAAATGTTTTTTTTGAGAGGATTTGGAAGTATTGAAAAAGTTATATCATCAATAGATAATACTAAAACAACAAATGTAATGATAGATTTGTTGTCATTAATGTCACTGGCACCACTCCCTCCTGATTATAATTATTCATCTATGTGGGAAAAACATGTTGATAAAATTAAAAAATATAATAATAATCTATTATATCATCTTATTATGGAAAATGGAAAAATTGATAATCCTGATGAAGATTGCTTAATTAAAATTTTTAAATTAACTACTCGTATGTTAGATCAATCACCTGCAAATCGTATATCAGCTCAAGAATGTATACTGGAACTTGATAATTAATTATTCCATTTTACATTGTTGATTACAACATATACATTCATTAATAATCCCATCTTGTTGATGTGTCTTTGCATTAAAATCATGTTCATTAACGATTTCTTGAACAATGAAATGTTCATTTATTTTAATATTATAGTTACCATCTTTAACTGTTATCGATTTAGATGATCCTAATATAATATTTTTTTTATTATATAAAAATTCTAATGGTGATAACAAATCTTGGCTAGGTCTTGTATTAATTTCATTTTTTATTTTATTAAATTTTTCCATAAGTTTATCTGTTATTTTATTTCTTGCTATATCTCTTTGTACATAATTTAGATTTGGAAATTGGAAATTTAGATTATACATAAAATCATCTAAAATTTCATTATCAGAATTTATTTTTATTTTTTCATAAATATTCTCTAAATTAAAATCATAATTGGCCGTTAAATAATAATCTTTAGATTTCTCCATATGCTTAGTATTATAAAACGTTAAATAATTATTATCATCTTCATCATCATTATGATAATTATTAATTTCTTTTAATTTAATAATATATTGATTACATTGTTGAATATAAATATTTATTTTAAGAAAATAATCTTTTATTAATTGATCAGATACAATTATATTATCTGGTAATTTAGTATCATATCTATAAATATTTCCATTTATAATTGATATATTTTTTGTTCTCAATTTTTGAGAGGGATGAGATATCAAATATTTATAAATTTTAATTAATTTTCTTTGTATAAATTCAGGATTTTTTTTAAAAATTTTATCTTGTTTTAAACTTAAAATATTAAAATTTGGAAAATAAGGATATTCTTTAAAATATGATTTATTTTTAGAAAATAAATCAATAAACTTTGATATAGATAAAGATATATTATATCCAATTAATTCATAATTAGTAGCAACACAAAATATTCTATAGCTAAATGGACAATATTTTAATCTTAAATTATTAATATTCTCATTATAAATTGTCGGACCATTTCTATCATTTATTTCTATCCAATTATAACTATAATCAGATCCATCTATACCACTTGATGATATATTAGTACTATTTCCATACATTGATAAACAACACATAAATAATTTATTATTATGATCATCATTGGTTTTTAAATAAATAATAGTACTTGTATCATAAGGTTTTGATTCATCTGTGTATTTATATTTAATATTTATTGCATTTAAATATTGTTTTCGTTGTGTATAATTTCTTACTTGAGTATCAGAATCTTTTATCAGATCATTACTATATACTGTTATTATTACTGGAGTAATTATTTGTATAATATTATAAGGAGATCTATCAATACATGGATATGTAACTTTACAATAATTACATACTTGATTATTTATAAATTTACATGGTTTTTCTATCTTCCTATTTAAATTAAATAATACAGAAATAACTTTATCTAATTTTTTAAACCATGATGAATTATCATATTTATTACATACACTTTCTTCTAAATATGATGTATTATTTTTAGTATAATCGCAAATAACATTTTTAACAACTTTATTTAAATCTCTTCTATATAATGGAGTATCTGCGTTATGATAACATGTATCAAATGGACAAAATAAATAAATAATAGCACCAAATATAAGAATAATAAATATTGCTTTATTTATAAAAAAAGAATGTATGTAATCATAAAAAGCATATGGCTTTTCAACATGATATTTCATTGTCCAATATATTATTAAACCTGATATTAACAAATATGTAATCCAAAATATTTTACTTTTTGCATTATTTTTTATTTCTGGTTCTACTTCTTCTGGTCTTAAATCAATCACTGGATTGTCTAATTTACTTGGAATCATCTTAGTATAAAAGTCATAACCTTGATTTTTATCATAATATTTACTACATAATTCTTTAGAAGGATACTTTCTTGGATTATTTGGAGGTCTATTATATCTTTGTCTTGTTCCATCTAAATTAAATACACCACATTCATATTTTGAGTTATCTGGATCAATCCAATCATCCCTTCTAAGATATAATCTTCCTTCTAAAGAAGCATCTCTACTTTCATTTTCACAAATATTTTTTTTCTCTGCTTTAGAACCAGCCATTTTATATTTTAATCCTAGGACCATTTCTGGATATTCAATACCAATATTTTCAAAGAAACATCCATAATCATTTATTTGTCTGGAATCAAGTAACTCATAACGACCTCTATTTCTCATATGTTCTTGTTCTACTGTTTCATCTACTTTTAAAGTATGTGGATAATAATTATTAAAATCAGCATTTGTCATTATATATATTATATATAAAAATTATAAATTTAACATAAAAAATAAAATTTTATTTTCTATGTTTTTTTTTAATAAATTGAAAAAAATATAATTTAATTATAATAGTATTAAAATTAAATAATTATGGATTCTCCAATAAAAATAAATGTTGATTTAACTGAAGAAAATGTATTATGTATTATGCCAAATATATTAAATAAAAAATGGCAACAATTCATGGAAATAGATCATACTTATGAATTTAGTTCTGAATTTACAGATATACTTAAATCTTTATATTTACAAATTCAAAAACCAAAAAATGAAAGAAAAGAATATAATTTATATCTTAATCAAATAGATAATTGTATTTCTGCAGTATCAATTATCTCTGATGAAGCAAAAAGTTTATCAGAAAATGAACCTATTATGTTTCAGAAATTATTTTTAGCTGCTACAAAAAATATCCAAGATGAATATATTCCCATCCGATGTTGTAGACTAAGTCGTCCATTGGGCTATAAATGTAGTAATGAATCTGATCAAGAAAGTATGTTTATTTCAGCAATTAAAAAAAAAACGGCTTTTATGATTAAAGAATTAAGAGGATTAATTCAATTAGTTGTTATCACAAATGAAGATTTAGGAGAAGAAGGATGGAAGATTGACTATGATGATTTATTACAAAATAATAATCCATCTTGTTTATTAGGATGGATTATATCTCAAGAATTTAACGTTGATTTATTGAAAATTTAATTTAAACATTCATTACGTTAATATAATATATGTTTGATCAAATGATTCTACAAAACTCTTTATTTATGATTGATAAACTTAGTTTATTAAGTTTATCTGAAGGAAAATTAAAATGGAATATTTATACAAAAAGAATTTGTGAATCTGAGCACCCGATTGTTTTTGATACAGAAACTACTGGTTTTGATAGAAAAAATGATGATATATTAGAAATTGCTGCATATAGTCCATCTACTGGTAATATATTTCAGGCATTAATCCGTCCTCCAAGAAAATTTATGACTAATGTAGTTAATAATATAACACCAGATATGGTAAAAAATGAAGAATCTTTCAATAATGTATATTTAGATTTTGAAAATTTTTTATTGGAGGAAAATTGTGATTTGCTTATAGCTCATAATGCTTTTTTTGATTTTGATTTTATACAAAAAAACTTAATAAGAAATAATATGATATCTTTATTTTTTAATGGGGATTATAAAGAGAATAAAAATATTGCAGATACACAAATCATATTACAAAAAAAATTTCAATCTCCAAATCAAAAATTAGGTGATATATACAAAATAAATGAAAATCAAATGATTACAAAACCATCTCATAGAGCATTGGATGATTGTTATGCTTTAGGAGAACTTTTATTTATAGTTTGTTATAAATAAAATAAAATAATAAATAAATCCTATTATTAATATTTGTGAATTTAAAATTTATCAATTATTTTATTTTATTTATAGTTTGTTATAAATAAAATAAAATAATAAATAAATCCTATTATTAATATTTTCTATTCTAAAATATATTATATATATATAATGAAATATTATGAAATTAAATATTATAGAAAAAGTAGTAACGTAGAAGATATTGCAGACCCTCTGATATGCCAACAGGACTATAATTTAACAGGTGGTAGTGGATATATAGACAAATATAAATTAATGCAATATATAACAAAATTAGAAAACATGGAAGTTGTTTCAATGAAACATGAAGATATAATTCATTTCTATTTTAGAGGAGTTTACGTATTACAGATTACTCATGATAATAGAACGAATCACGAAGAAGTTATTACGAAAGATTTAAGTTTGGTTCAAGGTCCGAAATTTCAGCAAGGTGACCGCTTCTACGAGATAGTACACACCAGTACAGGTAATCACAAAAAATATGGAACTGTCAAGCATGTTCGTACAATGTATGGAAATTCGCAATATGTTTATATGGTATCATTTGATGACCCTAACTATACTGAGCACAATGCACATGAAAATAATATGGTTGCGGTTGTTAAGGAAGATCTAAGTTTGATTGAAGGTCCAAAAATTCATAAAAATGATAGAGAAGTATATGTACCAAGATTTATTTCAGATATCTTCGAAGAAGGGCCAATGTTTGGTATTGAATACGCTAATGGAGTATATCATGTAGGACTAATAGACCGTAGACAAATTCAACTTAAAAATAATTATAATCATGTAAAAGCCGCAGCAGCTCCAGCACCTCCAATACCTCCAAATAATCCACCTGATGGATCAGATTTTATACCTTCTAATCTACCAGGACCAGGAGGCCCTGGTCCAATAAATAGTCCAAGTCCAAGTAATAATAATTATATTAATCCTCCTGGTCCAATAAATAGTCCAAGTAATAATAATTATATTAATCCTCCTGGTCCAATAAATAGTCCAAGTAATAATAATTATATTAATAGTACGAGACCACTAATTATTTATACATTTTTTGAAGTTATTAATAAAATTCTTATATGGACAAATAGAGGTGAAAGCATAAATATATCACAAGATGTATTTAATAATATGAAATTTAAAAATTATGTATATTATGATGTTATTAATTCATATCAAAATATTTTTACATCAGATATATTTGCTAGTGGTCCATTATTTAGTATTCAAGATAGATATTATAATAATATAAAATTTTATATAATAACATTACTTGAACCGATACATAAAATAGTATTAAATCATAATTTTGATGTAATTAATTTTTTACCATTTAGTAATCCATCAATCGAAAAATTATATTCTCTGTATCCACATTTATCAAACTATATATCCAAAAGTAAACTTGCAAATTATAAATTAAAATATGTTGATATAGATGACTCTAGTTCTAGTTCAAGTGAAGAAAAAATTAGTAAAGAAAAGATAAATAAAATAAAAATTAGTAAAAAGAAGTCAAGTAAAAAGAAGTCAATTAAAAAGAAGTCAAGTAAAAAGAAGTCAAGTAAAAAGAAGTCAAGTAAAAAGAAGTCAATTAAAAAGAAGTAACTGAAATAGATATATTGAAGTTTTTTTTTATTAATAATTAAAAAATCTTTGAGAGTATTAGAAGGACTGTATAAGAGCTACGCCTATATAAAATTAGTAAAATAGAATATCTAAATCAAAGATCTTTTGCGAATTTCATTCATAGTTGGATTAACCAATAATTTACCATTCTCAAAGATTGTGTTTAACATATCAGTTTCTTTATCCTGATCATCACCACATAATGTAATAATATTCCTGTCACGCTTATTGACAGTCATTCGGCCCTTTTTGGATTTCTTGCCGGGATCAGTGATTGGATCTTTGGAGACGTTAATTTCTTGTTCATCAATCTTCATACTGGAAGCCTTAAATGCACATTTCTGTGTGTCTCGATCCATTTTTTGAAGAAGACCTCCGCCGGAACCAAATGCAATATTGTCAGCAGACCATTTGTGATCTTTAAGATGTTGTAATACTTTTTCTATCATTTCGATATCAACACCATCTCCCTGAATTATCCTGAGTTGAGGTGGAAGAACCCAATAACCTTTGTCATTTTTATCTTTTCCAAATTTATCTCCTAGAATCTCTAGAATACGAAGACAAACGGTTGGTGGATCTCCACTATCTGGACGAACAACAAGTGTACCATCTCGTTTCATGATGCGTTCTTTTAAATTTGGCAATATATTCTCACATACGTCATATATATCCCAAGAATCACATACACATGCGACAAGACCAGTTTCATATTGTATCAGCATATTTTCGATAGACTCTAATTGTTTTTCCTTTGTCCAAGCCGTCATCGTTGAATGTTCAGACGCTGGAATTGAAAATCCTGCACAATCACAATCATAGTAATTCTTTGCTAATATTAAAGCAGGCATAGTATCAGTCCCAAGAAATTGTGTTAAATGAGCCCACCCACCAATACTAGCAGTTTCCATTGAGGAAACTCCTCGACATCCGAAATCGTGTAATTTGAAATCGATACCACTAGGATCACCAGTTTCCTTCAAGAAACGGAAAATAATTTTTTTTTGTTCTCGGCTGTTGGTTGCAACAGTGATTGGATACCATACCTGAACTAATAAAGTCTCTACAAAGTTTACTAACCAATAACAGTTTGGATCAGTATTCTCCACGGTCATTAAACAGTTTTTTGTTGGGACAACTGTTCCTTCAGGCAGTGCCTTGATTCTGATAGGGAGTTCACCACCATGTTCACGAAGGATATACTCCCAACCTTCGCGATTGAACACATTCGAACCGGGTCCGAAGTGTTTTTCACATATCTTTGCTGCCTCGTCAATCATTGCTTGATTGACAACTACTCCAACAAGCCATTTTTTGAGAATATATGTCAAACCCACAAAAACAATCTCGTCGTATTTTCCTCCACGAGATTCGAAATATGAATACACATTTGTAGTATTAGGTGGATACTGTGCATGGTGTGACATTTTGTAAGAATCTGATGCTAAAATTACACCTAATGGATGATTTTTATTTTCTTTTTTATGGACTCTGTATAAGCCCCATATATATAGCATAGAACAGAACCAGAACACTGAAATCATTATTATAAATGTTTCTGTCATGTATTAAGATGATATATTGATATATAAATCATCTTAATAATAATAATAATAATAATTCAATTTTTATGTTAATAAATTACGTATACTATTATAATTTTCATCTGTTTTATTTACAATTTCTGATAATGGTGTGTTGCCCCATCTATCTTTATTATTTTTAGCCCCTTTATTAATTAATAATTTTACTATATCAACATATCCTTCAGCTGCTGCTAAATGTAATGGTGTTCTTTTATCATAATCACAACAATTTACATCTACTTTATCTATTATTTTTTGAATATTTTCTAAATCACCAGTACTACACATAGATATAAATCTATTTGTTAAATTATATGTATTACTAAAATCTATATTATTAGAAACCATATTATGAAAAATATGCAATTTCATACTTTTACTTATTCTTTTACAAAATTCAATACCTTTAAAACTATTACCTTGATCATCTAAAGGAGGACTCCAAATACATATACCCATTTTATTAGGTATTACTAATAAAATACATCCACTTACTCCAGATTTTGCAGGTAAACCTACTTCAAATGCAAATTGGCCTGTATAATCATACATACCACATCCATACATCAATGTTAAACAATCTTGTACAGCATCTGTACTAACAATTTTCTCATTTGTTATAGGACAAATACCTCCATTTGCTAAAGTAGACGCAATTACAGAACCCATTGAACATGTAATTGTTGTAGAGCATTGTTGAAAATATAAATTAAGACTTTCAGTAATTTCATTTGGACTAATATTTTTGAATGCTCCATTTTCTCTCATATAATATGCTAATGATATATTTCTATCAGCATGATGTTGTTCAGATAAAAATACAGAATTATCAAAACCTACAATATCTAAATTTCCAGCCATTCTACTATAATAATCTTTTATTGTATTAAATCTATGTGATGGTTCTTTATCTGAATCAATTAAAGATGCTACCATTATTGCACCTGCATTAATTAATGGATTATGAGGTAATCCTTTTTTGTTTAAGATAAATGCATTAAATTCACGTCCACTGGGTTCATAACCAACATGATTATGAATTTTTTCTCCACCTAATGAATCATGAACTATACAATAAGATAATGGTTTACTACAAGATTGTAAACAAAAATGAACATTACAATCACCTATATTGAATATATTTCCATCTACTGTACAAACACTAATACCAAATAATTCTGAATTTACACTAGCTAATTGTGGAATATAATCTGCAACTTTACCTCCTTTCAATTCTTTTAATTCATTATATAAATTAGTAATGACTTCTTCCATATTATTATATATTATAATAACTATAAATAATAAACTAGATGCATCTAAATCAATTATGAGTGTAAAAAATGTATTAAATTTCATTTACAAGATATATTAAATTTTTAATACTATAATATTTCTAAAATAGTACCGTATCCTTTAGTATGACCGTCGCGAAAAAAGAATATTGTATTTTTTTCAATAAATTCTGCTCTAATACTAAAAGTAAATTCAACAATAGCTTTATTACCTGTTCGTAATTTATTTAAATCATTCTCATTTTTATTGTTTAAAATTTGAATAATTTTAATTTTAGCAACTTGACAAACAAGTCCACAATGAATTACTGGTTGATAATTATCTGAAATAGTAGTAGAATGATTTAATATAGATATTTCAGCTTTAAATTTTTTGGTAACATTTTTTTGCAATTCGAGGTTATCTAAAATAATAGTTCCCTTTCTGATATGGTTTTTGGATAATGTTTCTTTACCTATTAATCTCATTGCAATACAACCAATTTCATTATTTTGAATTTCTGTCACAGTTTCTTCTATATTATTATGCAAAGATCTAACTTTAAAAGGAATGAATTTATCATTAATTGGACCAATATAATATTTTTTATTTATACATATTGGATTACCTCTAACAGTACCAGAAACAACTAACCCTATTCCCTTAACCATAAATTTTGAATCAATATACATAATTGTTCCATTTATAGATTCTGTCCAGTGTGATCTTGAATTCAAAGATAATAAATATTTTTTAATATTATTAATATTTTCACCAGTTTTATTAGAAATAGAAATAATTGGAATAAATATATCTAATGGATTTTGCAAACTAGAAAATTGTTGTATTTCATTTTCACAATTAATTTCATTTTCTGGAAATACATATGCTTTTTTATTAAAAAGAGGTATATTACAAATTTTTTTCAGTTTTCTTATAGTTGCTTGCTTCACTTCTTCAGGAGCCATATCAATTTTAGTTACTAAAATTATTATTGGTACTTTTAAAAATAATAATAATCCAATATGCTCCTTGGTCATTTTAGTTATACCCATATTAGCTGCTACCAATACCAATCCATAATCAACAAATAAACCTGATATCCCCGAAATTGTTGTTTTAAGATATTTCTCATGACCTGCTAAATCTATTAAAGATATTATTTTTCTATTATTTTCATTTTTTTCTATTAAATTATTAAATGATATGCAAGAAGTTCTACCAGAATCTTTCTCATGCTTATTTCTTAAAATAAAATTACGACAAGACCCTCTGCCATTATCCAAACAATTATTTAATAATACACCAGCTAGTGTTGATTTTCCGGAATCAACATTACCAGCCACCGCGATCCTAATTGTTTCATCTTCCATTTTAAAATATTTTATAATTAAAATATTTTAAAATTAAAATTAAAATATTTCAATTTATTTCTTCTTCAGAATATTTCTAAACTTGTTAAATTATCATATTTATCTAATTTTAATATTTTATTTACTTCATTCAATATCTTTTCATTATTTAAACTAAAATCAATAGAGTTAATATCTATATCTTTTGCTTCTTCTTCCAAAATATGAGCTTGTGCGCGCACACGAGCATCAACTCGCGCTTTAATTATTGCCTGCTGATACATATGCTCTTCCATCCACTCCTTATCTTTTTTTTCCTCTTGCTTTTGCTTCTCGACTTGCTCCTTACATTTTTGAGCGTGTAGTTTATTTGATTCATCCAGTTTTTGAATATTATCCTTCCATTCAAAAGTTTTTTCATTAACAATTTGTTCAGCAGTTTTAAGATTTCTATCAGCCCAGTTATCCCATTGATTCCATGGGGATCGACGTTCTTGCATCATATCTTTTCCCGCAATTAATAGTTCAAGTGCCTCGATGCGTTTTAAGAGCGCCGATATCTTAATTGTTTCATCGTCCATTTTAAAATATTTTATAATTAAAATATTTTAAAATAAAAATTTAAATATTTCAATTTTTAAATTATATGAAAACATAATATTATTAAAAATTATTTTATGTTCTTTTTTAATTTCATATTTTCTGATTTTAATTTTTTTATTTCTTTTTTTAATTTATTTATTTCTTCATATAATTCATCATTTTCTTCTTTATATTGTTCTTTAATTTCTTCTGTTTTTTGTTTTCTATAAAAAATACATGTTTGTGTATTTGCAGACCAGGTTTTTTTATTACTATTAATAACCCCGGTATCTGGTACATTACTTAAAATAACATATTTATCATAATTATTTTTATTAACTAAAAAACCACCTAATCTAAATACTTTAATTTTTTTTTTTTTTTTTTTTTTTTTAATTTTTTTATGTTT